ATATATATACTCTAGTGGAAATAAATGTAAATGGTAAAGATGAAACTCAAGTTTTACCATGCAACCCTAGCAACCATGGACTTGCTGAATATCTTGTAAGTCTGTGGAACACATACGACTTACAAAGATTTTTAGAGGTTGCTACTGGTTGCCAGCCCCTAGCAATCGACAACCTCGATCTGGCCATTGAAGCCACCAATACCTGCAACCTGGGTGAGCTAATACGTGCAGATTATAGGTTCTATAAACGCCACAGACACCCACCTGGTGACGCCTGGGACGGTATAAATACCGACAACGGCCTTGATCTAAACCAGTTCGACACCCATGAGGCCAGAGCCATCCCTGACATCGAGGTGCTGGAGTCGGCTATGGTGGAACGCCAGAGGGTCAGACCAGGACGCACAATGCTGTCCCTGATGTATGAGCACAACGTCCAGGATTACACATGGTTTGAGGGGCATGACGGACAGTGGCATTGTTTCAATCACACAGGACTGACATGATAGACGACAGGGACCTCGATGATCTCGACTGGGATGCCAAGGAACACGAGATGCTGGACAAGATCAGAGCAGACAAGGCAGCCAGGATAGCCAAGCGCAAAGCTGGCAAGATACCAGAGAGAGAAGTACAGAAGGCCATCGCCACACAGCTTGAGCTGCTCGGTTATATGGTCATCAGGGTGAACAGCAGTGTGCAGACGATGGAGCACGGCACAAGGCTCTCTGCATACCGTGTGGTGAACATCAACGCCACCAGCGGACATGCTGACCTTGCTGTATACAGGGACGGCCGTGCATGGATGTTGGAGGTCAAAACAGCGACCGGCAAGACATCACCAAGCCAGCACAAGTTCAGTGAGTGCTGTCTGCGCTATGGTGTGCCATACGCTGTAGTCAGGTCAGTAACAGAAGCTGTCGAATTTGTAAGGGGGAACTAATGATATACGATATGATCCTTGCCGACGTCTGCCACCTGCTCGGTGTTACGCCCGAGGAAGTGTATGCCAACAACAGGAAAGCTGGAGCCGTCAGAGCACGCTCGATTACCTGGTATGTGCTGAGTAAGCATTACGGCTGGTCGCTGACTACCATAGCACAGCACAGCAAGAAACACCACACCACTGTCTTGCATGGCATCCGTGCAATTGAGGACGGTATTCTGCTGTATGCAGACATCCGCAGCGTTGTAGCACAGATACGAGGCGTCAACTATGCACAGCTAGTGCATGGGCTGTGAGGTTGTGGATAAATACCAGAGCCATTGCGATATTTTACCGCATGAATTTGACGCCATCACAAGAGGCCGAACTCAAGAGACGCGCCCGTGCTATGCTCGGGTGGACGGCTCTGTCGAGGTGGTGCTCGGTGTTGTTAGGTCGTGACGTGCCTGTCTCTGAACTCAAGACAGACTATGGCCTTATGATCGAGAACGAACGTAACGACGTCAGGTTCCAGCTTGCGAGCACACAGATCGAGAAGGCCTTGAGTGGTGATAACACCATGCTCATCTGGTTAGGCAAGCAACACCTAGCACAGACCGATAAGGCAGCCACCGAGGTTACCGGCAAGACAGACATCAGGATTCTGCTGACACCAGCGACAGAGGAGCCCAAGGCCATCGAGGATGCTGAGGTCATAGCAATAGGGCCAGCGCAGTGATAACGATCGACGCACAGTTCCACCCTGGTCAAGCCCTGATATTTAAGAACCGACGACGGTTTAACACTGTGGCCTGTGGTCGTAGGTTTGGCAAGACGGTAATGGCTGAGGCCCTGCTTATCGAGAAGGCTATCGAGGGCCTGCCGTGTGCTTACTTTGCACCGACATACAAGATGCTGTCTGATGTTTGGAAAGCTGTAAAGACGGCCCTGCATCCGATTACCACATCGGTAAGTGAACAGGAGAAGCGCCTGATGCTAACCACGGGAGGCGTGATTGACTTCTGGTCATTGGATGCTTACGACAGCGTGCGAGGCCGTAAGTATGCCAGAGCGGTGTGTGATGAGGTCGCTATGGTGCGGTCGTTCATGGACGCCTGGAACGAGGCCATACGTCCGACTCTGACGGATTACAAGGGTGACGGCTATTTCTTCTCGACACCCAAGGGACGCAACGACTTCCACACGATGTTCGAGCGTGCCAGGACAGATGAGACGTATGCCAGCTTTAGGATGCCGACCTCGGTGAATCCGTATATATCACTCGACGAGATCGAGGCTGCACAGAAGGAACTGCCGACGGTGGTGTTCAATCAGGAGTACCTTGCCGAGTTCGTTGATGTGCAGGGCGCTTTGGTGAAACGTGAGATGATCACGTATGTCAACAGTGACCAAGTGCCTCGCGACCTGAAGATTGGTATGGGTGTCGACCTTGCCATCTCGAAATCAGATAGCGCAGACTATACTGCTATTGCTGTTGTGGGCTACGATAAGGAGTCAGGCCGTAGATACGTGCTTGACATCTGGCGAGGTAAGATAGGATTTCATGAAGTCGTGGGAGCGGTCAATGCACTGGCTACCAAATGGAACCCGTCACGTATCAACATCGAGGCCGTGCAGTATCAGGTGGCTGTCGTGCAGGAGCTGCTCCGTAAGACGTCCTTACCTGTCAAGGGTGTCAAGCCCGACCGTGATAAGGTAACACGATTTCACGGGCTGCTGGCAAGGTATGAGCAGCTACTGGTTACACATGTGAGAGGATTAGACCCTGCGTTTGAGCAGGAGCTTTTAAGTTTTCCAGAGGGCAACCATGACGACATGGTAGATGCCCTCGTATATGCAGAGATGGCAGCAGTCAAGTCACAAGGTGCTGGCGTCGTATTCCTGTAACTAACTATTAAGATCATGGGACTTATACAACAAATCAAGGCATTCATTTCTCCAGACGGCCAAGTCGCACAGAACGACCTGCCTATGCCGCTCGAGGAGGTATGGACAAAGCACAGCTTCACACCGATAGTAAACTGGTCTGGAGCTTACAAGATGTGGAAGGCTAACCCTGTGGCACAGGCCTGCACTATCACCTACTCACTGATGATGCCCGAGGCACAACTCGGTGTGGTCACTCCATCAGGTTACAGCTATGACGACCCTATAGTCACCATGCTCACACGTAACCAGTGGCGAGTGACGATGGCAGAGATCATGACCATCCTCTGCATCGGTGGCAATGCCTACGGTTACAAGCTGCGCAATGCCTCGGGTGCTGTGATAGGTATTAGGTGGTATTCAGATAAGTATTTCGCGCCTGTAAATGACGGATGGGGTGATGTTGATTATTATCATTACTACAACGGTGCTGTAACCTACTCCGTACCGAAGGAAGACGTTGTGCACATCGTGGGCTTCTGGTATGACCCAGAGAAGCCACTTGGTGGCGGCTCACCTGTCGAGCTTGCTGCGCAGTCTATTGAGGGCTACAACGAGGCCAGTGCCACGGTGTTCAACATTCACAAGAACGACGCCATGCCGAAGACCATCGTGGTCTACGATGAAGAACTGACACCGGAACAGGTAAGCCTTGCCGAGCGTTCGTTCAAGCGCAAATATGGTGGAGACCGTCGAGGTTCCGTTGGTATCATGTGGGGCGTGAAGGACGTCAAGCGCCTGGCCCTTGACTGGAACGAGCTCGGGCTGTCTGATACGTTCGGTCAATACGAGACCCGTATCTGTGGTGCTTACAAGGTGCACCCGATTATTGCAGGGACTCATATGGGTCTGTCTCAATCTACATACAGTAACTTTGAGCAGGCGTCCAAGGACTTCACGAATATGGTACGTGTTCCGTTCTGGAATATGCTTGCCGACCAGATCAATTCACAGCTCGCCATCCCTGAGTATGGTGTCGAGATCGGTTTCGACCTATCTACAGTTCAGGCACTTGCTGGCGATGCTATTGCGACCGAGGCCGTGTCAACTCAGGATGCAGATGTGAACGGTGACAACTCCAGCGACGGAGGCGCTGTGCCTGTTGAGGCGCGTGGCTTTCGTATACCTTCCGTAGAAACCAAGCAATATGAAGGCATCGACTTTCTACCACCGAAGGGCGTTCGTGACGAAGCTGCCAAGGGCCTTGAGTGGCGTCGTGAGTATAACAGAGGAGGCACTGCCGTAGGTGTTGCCAGAGCCCGTGACCTGAGCAATGGCCGTGCGATCTCGCCAGATACAGCCCGTCGCATGAACAGTTACTTTGCACGGCACGAGGTGGACAAACAAGGCGAGGGCTGGTCACCAGGACAGGATGGCTTCCCGTCTGCCGGTCGCATCGCCTGGGCTCTGTGGGGTGGTGATGCTGGTCAGCGCTGGAGTGCAAAGCTAGTCGAGCAGATGAACGCTGAAGACGAGCAGAAGGCGCTGTTTAAGAGCGACGTCAAGACATGGCTGCAGCATCCAGATTCACATGTTTATAGTAAGCAGTACGACGAGGCACTGAAGCCTTACGATGATCGCATTGCGAAGTCGTGGTCGAAGGTGGCCATGGAACTGGCGACGTATCTACGAGACACCAAGAGCCTTGGCGCAATAGAAACCAAAGCCGAGGATTTCAACGTGGATGTCTGGACTGAGAAGTTTCTGCAGGGTACAGAGGAAGACCGCAACGAATTGATCGACCTTGTCATCCGATTAAGTCAAGAGGAAGTCGATGCAGAGCCTGGTGAGTTCGCAAAAGCCCGTGAGGCTGGACAGCTCGAGTCAAGCAATAAGATAGTCGAGACCGTGCCAACGCTCAAGGCAGACGTGCAGAAGGTCATCTTTGCGAATCCGACGGCATCGGCTGACGAACTCAGCAAGCTGATATACGACCAGATCTCAAACATCACCAAGTCCAGAGCCAACGCCATCGGTCGCACGACAGCAACAGCGACGACCGGCACGGTGCAGAAATCGGTGTGGGCTGAAATCGGTGGTATCACAAGAACATGGGCAGCCTTGGCAGGGGCACGACCAGCACACGCTGCAGCACACGACACGGCCGAAGATGAGAACGGCATGTTCAATGTGGGTGGTGAGATGACTCCTTACCCTGCAGGGCCTGGGCTGTCAGCCAAGAATTCCGTCAACTGCCGATGTTTCGCACGAGCTCGTAGGGCCGTGTGAGAAGTTTCAAGGTGAAAGCGCGAGAATGTTCAGGGTCAGCCATGCAAATTGTGGATAATTACACGCGAACACTATGCAAGTTCGCATCATTACGGGGAACGTAAACAATGAAGATAGAACGCAAATCATTTGATATTGAAACCAAGGCCGAAGGCGACAACGGTGTAATCGAGGCCATTGTATCAGTATTCAACAACGTCGATAGCTATGGTGACCGTGTGAAGTTTGGATTCTTCGACGAGTCCCTAAGCACGAAGCTACCCAAAGGCGTATGGGCACACGACTGGAAAACACCAGTGGCCAAAACTCTCGAGGCTCGGGAGCTTATGCCAGGTGATGCCCTGCTGCCGGAAAAGCTCAAGGACCTCGGTGGCCTGTATATCAAGGGCCAGTTCAATATGAACACGCAACGCGGCCGTGAGACATACAGCGACATCAAGGAAGGTATCATCGACGAGTTCTCAATAGGCTACTCCGTGACAGAGGAGGGGTACTCTCCAGACGGAGCCCGTGAACTTGTCAAGGGGCGACTTTATGAGTGGTCTCCTGTGCTCTTCGGAGCTAACTCAGAAACTGCATTAATCAGTGCCAAGGGACTCAACGACGACCTTGCTGACGTCGGAGCCGACGTCGAGCGTGTTGTCACGAGGTTGAACGAACGTGCTGAGATCAGACTTAAGGAAGGGCGAACGTTATCGTCGGCAAACGTAACACGCCTTACCGAACTCATGGACACGCTGGCCTCTGCGGTGCAAAGCATCAAGGGTCTCATCGAGTCCGCACAACCAGTGAACGCAAAGGCAGCTATGGAAATGGAAGCCCTGCGTCAAATTGTAAACAAAAGGAACAAACAATGAACTTGCAACAGATCAACGACACCATCGTTGCGAAGTCTGCCGAGCTTGAAACACTGCTCGCAAAGACAGAGCCTTCGATGGATGAAGTGAAGGCTGCCAAGACTCTCAACGAAGAGATCGACGGCCTGACGGCACAAGCCGAAGAGATCAAGTCGTTCGACGCTATCAAGGCCAAGAACGCACAGCGTGCTGCTGAAGTTAAGACAGCAGTCAACAAGCTCCCACAAACATCAGACGTCAAGGTCGGTGAGTCATCAGCAAAGGCAAACATGCCGGAAGCTGAATATAAGGCTTACGTGACAGGCCTCTTTGTTGGTGGTCTCCAGAACGAAGCTGCTCGTCAGAAGTACGCTGAAGTCACTGGCATAGATTACAAGACACACACACAAGGCAACGACGCCACAGGCGGCATCTTCGTACCAACGGAGACATCGAGCCTTATCATCAACCTCAAGGACACATACGGTTCATTCCGTCGCAACGTCCGTGTAGAGCCTATGGGCTCGGAGTCGATCCGCATCTTCCGCACAGGTGATGACGTAACGGCTTACTGGGGTTCTGAGACAGGAACACTGTCATCATCTGACATGTCATTCGACGCTGTAACACTGAACGCTAAGAAGATGTATGCCCTCGCAGTTCTCTCTGAAGAACTCGTGATGAACAGCACACAGAACCTCGGCCTTCGCTTTGCTGAATCGGTAGCTCGCCAGTTCGCAAAGAAGGAAGACCAAGCTGGATTCCTTGGCGACGCAACATCTACATACGGTGGTGTTCTTGGCCTCTATGGCAAGCTCCAGAAGGTCCTCACAGACGGTGGTGGAACTTGGACGAACGACACACACAAGGGTTACCTCGGTTCTGCTCAGGTATGTGCTGGCAACACGTTCGCAGAAGTAACAATGGGCAACCTCATCGCAGGTATGCGCAAGGTTCCAACATACGCTCTCACAGGTGCAAAGTGGTACTTCAACAAGGTAGCATTCGGTGAGACAGCAGAGCGCCTGGCATATGCACAGGGTGGATCAACAGCAGCAGAACTCGCAGGTTCATTCGGCCAGCGTCTGTTCGGCTATCCTGTTGAGTTCGTCGATGTAATGCCTGGAACAGATGCAAACTCTCAAGTGTTTGCATGGTTCGGTAACCTGTCACAAGCTGCAACGCTTGGCGATCGCATGACGACAGCCATCAAGCAGGATGCAAGCAAGGGCTTTGACACAGATACAATCTATGTCAAGGCAACGCAATATCTCGACATCAAGGTGCACGAGATGGGCAATTACAATGCAACGGCAGCAAGCCGTGAGACAGGTCCTGTCGTTGGTTTCGTAACTATTAACTCATAAGGTGACAACATGAACGCACTACAAAACGTCAAGGTTGTCAACGTTACGCCACCGGCGGCTATCGTAGACAACGCATCATTTACAACTAACAGCATCGACACGGCTGGCTACGGCAAGCTCGCAGTTTACTTCAGCCTCGGTGCAACTGACATTGCAATGGCAGCCCTCAAGCTGCAGGAAGCTGATGACGATTCAGCTTACGGAGACATTACAGGTTGCGTCTATGGCGCTTCAGGTGCTCCGTCACTGCCATCAGCAACGGACGACAACAAGGTTTTCGGTTTCTTCGTAAACCTCGCAGGTCGCAAGCGTTATATTGACGTAGTTGCTACGGCTGGCGACGGTTCTACAGGAACCTACGGTTCTTGCATCGCTGTACTTTACAACGGTGAAGGAATCAACAGCGCCACAGAGCGCGGCCTTGCTGCAAACATCATCAAGGACTAAGTGTCTTGACTTCAGGGGCTTCGGCCTCTGAGGTCAGCACACAGGAATCAAGATGGTCACGTTATCCAGTTCAGGTGCAAGGGTAGATTTAGAACTTCGCAAGGGCGCTGCCTTTGCGAGGACGATCACGTATAAGGTCAACGGAGCCACGACAAATATCTCTGGTTACAGCTTTGCTGGTCAGATACGAGAGATCGACGGAACCCTTGCCGCTTCGCTGACGATTACGACTGTGAACGCTGCTGCTGGCACGTTCTCGATTTCGCTGACGTCAGCAACGACGGCTGGCTTAACGATCGGCAAGGTTTACAATTGGGACCTTGAGGTTACGATCTCTGGAACTACAACAGAGCTATTGCGTGGTTTGGTAACTGTACTCTCGGAGCAAACATCTTGAGCACGACGGTCAATGTACTGAACAACACAGTGCAGGTCAATCTTGTCGAGCAGGACATTACACTCGATATATTAAGTGGCGGTATAGTCGCTGCCAACATTGACACCAGCCTCGTCGCTGGAGAGTCTATCTCTGCACTGCGGTGCATCACAACCAACGGCAGTGGGCAGGCCGTCTATGCAACACCTGACACACTAGCGAATGCTGTAGTCATCGGCGTAAGCACGACATCTGGCAGCTCAGGCGAGACGATAACAGTCAAGACTACCGGCGAACTCTCCGACGCATCATGGTCATGGACGAAGGGCGCTATCTACCTAGGCGCTAATGGAGTGCTCACACAGACGGCCCCGAGCGGTGGTTCTATCGTCGTGCACGTAGCAAAAGCAATAACAGCAACAAAGATTTTAATCGACATCGACACAATAATCACAACGGTGTAAACATGGCAGCAAAGTATATAAAGAACAACAGCGGACAACTCGCTGAAGTCGAAGCAACAACAACATCGGCAGGCGCAGGCGATGCCGGTAAAATTATCGGTCTGGATTCGTCTGGTAAGATTGACTCGTCGATGATGCCGTCAGGTATCGGAGCCGATACTGAAGTAATGGCCACATCCGAGAACCTAAGCGCAGGCGATCTTGTAAACATCTTCGACGATTCGGGAACACGCAAGGCACGTAAGGCAGATGCAAGCAACGGACGTCGTGCTCATGGTTTCGTATTGGACGCAGTAACAAGCCCTGCAAATGCGACGGTATATTTGAGCGGAGATATCACCGGCCTTACGTCAATCACTCCGGGCGTTCCTCGCTATCTCAGCGGAGCGACAGCAGGCGCATCAACTGCTACGGCTCCAACAACAGCGGGCTATCTCTCTCAAGAAATCGGCATTGGTGTTTCGAGCACAGCCGTAGTATTTAAGCCAATGATGCCTATTACGCTGGCCTAACGTATGGCGAACAAAAGACCAATCGTCGGGCCTTCACAGCTTGCCGAGCATGTTAATACGGACGTGCTCGTAAACGGTCAGGGCGCATCATTTACGGAGCAGGGTTCTTCTCTGGCTACTCCTTCGTCTGGATCGCTGGTTATTTACGCCAAGACAGACGGGAAGATTTACGCCAAGAATGATTCAGGCACGGAGTATGACTTGACTGCAACTGGCAGCGCTGCCGCTACTTTGAATGAATTTCTACTGATGGGGGCCTAACGTGCCAAATACTTACAAGGTGCTCGGACAATCCGTCCCTGCAGACACCAATGCGACAACGCTCTACACCGTACCGAGTGCAACATCTACGGTAGTAAGTACGATTGTCGTTGCTAATATCAGCGCAACCAACTACACCTACCGCATCGCCATCCGACCCGCAGGCGCAACCCTAGCAAATCAGCATTACATTGCCTACGACGTAACTGTTGCGGCTAATGACAGCGTTACGTTGACGCTAGGCATAACGCTTGCAGCTACCGACGTGATAACAGTGCGGTCATCAAATGCAAATAACCTCGTGTTCTCTGCTTACGGGTGCGAGATTAGCTAATGAGCGTTCGTTCGCTACGATACAACACAATTGAGCAGCACTTCACGAAGGGCGTAACAGCGTCTACTGATCGTGATGCGCTGGCGTTTTTGGAAGCGGCGCAAATTTACAACGCGAACCAGCAACGGGCTATCGTGAACTTGGTTAGGTCGTTGAAGCGTGTTGGGCTGTGGTCGAAGATGAAAGCGATATACCCGTTTGTCGGGGGTACTGCTACGTCGCACATGTATAACCTAAAAGACCCACGCAATGCAGATGCGGCTTTTCGGTTAACGTTTTCGGGAGGGTGGACGCATAATGCCAATGGCGTTACATCAAATGGTACAAATGCTTTTGCAGATACGTTTTTAATTCCTACAACGAATCTTACTGAAAATTCTACTCATCATTCAAATTATAGTAGAACAGATGGAACTAGTGGATGTGATATTGGAGGAATGTCTTCGACTGGTTATTTCTGGCATCTTAATAGATATTCTGAGCCGGGCTATGAAAATATCTGTTTGTCATATATGTACCGTACAGCACAAATTGAAGCAAGTAATACAAACGGTACAGGTTATTATGTAGCAACACGTACTGGACTAAATGATTTTCGGGTAATTAAAAACAATACACAAATCGGATCAAATACAGCTAGTACCTCCGGATGGACAACAACAAATAGAAAATTATACGTTGGCGCTCGCAACAATCAAGGCACAGCAGACGCTTATTCAAATAGAAATTTAGCTTTTGTCACCATCGGTGACGGTCTCACCGACACCGACGCAACGAACCTGTATAACATCGTAGACCTTTACCAACGAAGACTAGGACGCAACGTATGAAACTAACACAAATCCCCATTGCCGAACTTGCCACCTACGTTGGCGTTCTTACACCCGAGCAAGCGCAGAGCTTGCAAGGCCAGACGTTCCAAACGGACTCATACTTTAACCCTATACAGGACATCAACGACGTTTGGGTATTGAGTGCTGAGGAGATTGCGTATTGCAGCAACCCGACGTTCTTGTGGGTTAAGGAACTGGACATGATCGTATACGAACCAAAGCCCGCGCCGCCGTTGTTTGGAGAACAGCCATGACGATAGAGATGCTATTCGGTGTGATTATGAGCACCATGCTCGCGATCATTGGTTTCTGGGTGAAGTCGCTGGTCAATGACTTCCGTGACACACGCGACAACGTGATTGCCATGCACGAAGTTATGAGCAACACGACGCAAGAAATAATCTCTCTCAAGAAATCCGACGAGCTAATTACACAGCGCATCGTAGAAATTATCGAGCGGCTGGTAAGGTTGGAGGAGCGGACGAGTACGCCACCGCCACAAAAAAAGGTCTATAAACGTGTCAAATCTGGACAGTGAGCCACTTATCACCAGAGTCGAGCTGCGGAATAAGATAGAGAGGCCGCACGAGTTCGGCGCGATGATACCGGTGAACAGGCTGCCCTTCAACATGGAGCAGCCCGAGGTTGTGGATAATTCAAAAGCGAAGCCAAGTATATTCGGAATAGTTAGACACCTGTATTCAATCATTAAGGGTCTTCTCATGAAGGACTGGAAAACAACTGTCTCGGGAATCGTCGCTGCTGTTGCCTATGGCGTTCATGCCATCTGGGGCTTTTACATTCCTGAGATTGTAACAAGCTCGATCATCTCCCTGGCACTCTTTGCCATCGGCTATTTCTCTGCTGATAAGCCATCTAATAACTAAGGCCGTAGGTCATGCCGCGTCCACGCCTTACATCCGAAGAGTGGGAGATTGCACAGGATGCTATCTCACAGGCCCGCAAAGGCCGTATAGACGACGCAAAGCGTCGAGGCGGGGAAACTACAGGGGCCAGGACAAGAAACGCTCACAGCTACGCAAACTCGCAGGAACACCTCGAGCACATCGGTCGCAAGGTGAGAGGGTTCAAGGGCATCCGCGAACGTCAGGCACAAGCCGACGAAGAACTGCTGGCGATAGAATCGCCGGTGATTCCTCGCGGTGCTGTCCCTGATTTTGAACCTATCAAGGGCGAGCTCAGGGAAGACAAGGTCTGCGAACTGCAGACTGGTCGTATTGGCATCATCAGTGATGCGCACTGGCCGTTCCACGATCTCAAGCGTGATGGAGACGGCAATTTTTACGGCGCTTATATGACTGCCATCGAGACGCTCAAGAACAGCCAGTGTGACGTGATTGTCTTGAACGGTGACATGCTGGACGTCTACAACCTGAGCGACCATGAGAAGGTCGAAGCACGTCGTTCGTGGAAGTGGGAGCTGGACGTTGCAAAGGCAATGCTGCAGCATCTGCGTCGGTTCTTCGGTGACAAGCAGCGCATCGTGTACCGTGAAGGAAACCACGAGGAGAGGTACGGACGGTACATAGCACGCAAGGCCAAGGAACTCGAGGGCACTGTGCATCTCGAGGAGTTCTTGGGGCTGCGGGCTCTGAATATTGAATGGGTGGACAAGAGAGCCAAGATGACAGCAGGCAAGCTGTGGATAGACCACGGCCACGAGTGGTTTGGTGGTGGTGGCGTAACACCGGCACGAAATTACCGCATGAAGGCCATCGAGAACATCCTCGTCGGGCACGTACACAGAACATCGACGGACGTCATAAGAAAGCCGCTGGACGGCTCGTATATTGGTGGGTGGTCTGTGGGTTGCCTATGCGACCTAAACACCCACTATGCGGCCAGAAACGGCTGGAATCACGGCTTTGCCATCGTCGATGTTGACAGCACAGGCGATTTCACAGTTCACAACAAGATGATAATAGGGGGAGAGATACGATGATCCCCACTTCGTTCAAACTCGGAGGTCATACCTGGCGTGTCAGACTGTGCAAGATGCGCGGTGCTTACGGCGAGTGCGACTCTGACAAGCACACAATTCGCATCGCCACCCACATCGACGGCAAGCTGACAACATACGAGACGCAAATAAAGACGTTTCTTCACGAGTGGTTTCATGCCTTCGAAGCTGCAACAGGTCAGGAACACAACGAGGAGCGGACAAGGTTATTCGAAGAAATGGCATGGCAGACCTACAAGACTTGGAAAGGCAACCAGCTTGACACCTAAATACACATGGCTTAAGATTGCCGAGGGTGAGAAGGGTGTGAAAGAGATCACAGGCATCTCCTCACATACCCCTCGCATCCTCGAGTACCATGCCATGACGACGCTCAAGGCCAAGCAGGACGAAGTTCCTTGGTGTTCTTCGTTCGTGAATTGGGTCATGGCTCGTGCTGGTTATCCGATTACCAAGTCGGCAGCAGCAAAGTCATGGATGAAGTGGGGCAACGAAGTACCACTTCAGTATGGTGCTGTCGTAATACTCAAGCGCAAAGGTGGCCACCACGTCGGATTCTACACTGGTGAAACGACGAATAGTATCTATTTGCTTGGTGGCAACCAAGCCGACGCGGTAAATGTCAAGACATTCTCAAAAGACCTTGTCTTGTCTGCTCGCCTGCCTAAAGAACTGAACATAACAGACCAAGCAATTTTCGACGTCGTGGGGATAAAATAAGATGGCACTTCTAACAGTCACGGAACTCAAAGCCAACTGGCTCAACATCGGGGATAGCTCACAGGACACACGCCTGCAGGCCCTCATCAATCAAGCCGGTGCAATGATTGACGGCATTTGCAAACAGCCGATAGTCGAGCAGACGGGTCCCTACGACTTCATTGGAAGCAACGGGCAGACGCAACTGCTGCCGTATACTGTGACCACGACGCTGTCGTCACTACAGTACAAGGAAGACGTGCTTGATGCTGCTTGGACAACAGCCACGGGTGCTATCATCGTCAAGGCTGACGGCGTGTATCAGGTGTACTATGAGGACGGCCTGACCTATCCTGTCTGGCGTGCCAACGTCACCATAGGTTACACCGACGCCACCTGTCCCTACGACATCAAGAGTGTCTGTGGTGAGATGGTGCTCGAGCTGTTCAAGAACACAGACTTTTCAGGTCGTGAGAACCGTCTAGGTTTGCAGTCGGTGGCCAGCGCCGAAGGTGGCACAACAACGACGACAATCTATAAAGACCTGACTGCTCGTTTCCGTTCTCGACTTGCACCGTATATTGTAAGGGCATGGCTGTGATAACTGTCGACCAGTACGTGCGGAATATCTTGGGCCTGCTGCCTACGCTGGCAAAGGATGCTTTCGACCCGCAGCGCATCCAGACGGCTCTCGGTGCTAACGTGTCAGACCACTATGGCGTCACAAACAGAGCACCTAAATACCCAAGCACTGCGTCGAAATTGAACCTTGTGACAGGTAACCTGTTCAAGGCTGCAACAGTCTACAAAGCACGAGGCAACTCGTCACAGTTCAAGCAGGCTGGAGATACTTATTCCTTTGTCTGGGGTATTGACTTAGATATCATTCCCTATGCCCGCATCCATGAATATGGCGGGCAAGCAGGGCGGAACCTGATGTCGACAATACCGGCACGACCGTACATAACGCCAGCCATCAAGGATTTCGAGAAGGAAACATTACCGAAGATTATCGAGATCATGCTCCGCAAGTTATCACAGGCCGCATCATCATGAGTAAAACATCTAAATATGAAATAGCCCTCGACCTTGTGCGGGAGAAGCTCGCTGAAGATTATACGTTGAACCCTGTCAATGTGTTCACGAAGGAAACGGTGCTATCCAATACCAAGGCCAATGTCTACACGAACATCATCAGTGATGACGTCGCTGAAGACTTAGTAGAGTCCAGATATACGCCAGGACTCCGCAAGCTGCGCATCGGCTGCTATGCTATCCAGAAGAACCCTTTGGATTCGCAGGAACTAGGCACGGCTGCGCTGGCACACGGCGTGCTTGCTGAAAAGCTGGACGTCGTCATGGACAACGTCGCGGCTGCTCTGCCGTATTCAGACACTACGAATCAAGGTTACACCATAACCCTGCACGCTATCGAAACCAACTCCGTCACTGGTTACGTCGATGACAAGAGCGACAAGGTGGCACTGTTATACGAGGCAACATTTACATACCTGCAGTCATGAGAATAAGCGAACTATCTAATCATTTACGTCAAATCCATGCAGCCTATGGGGATATAGACGTGCGTGTAGATTCTGACCTGTTCAGCGATCATCAGCCTCGTGACGTTACTAGTGTGACCGTGTTGGAGTTCTTCGTTCGTGATATACAGCAGATAATTATCGGGCAGTTTCCTAGCGAACCTTCACAAACTAAAGTCGTTTTATATGTCGGAAACGAGCCAAAACTCAAGCTCTAAACAGCTTGACATTTCCTTTGCCTGCATAGCTCACAAGAGCGAAGCACACCATGTAATGCAGATGATCGCAACACTTCCGAGTGGTTGCGAGTTGGTCGTACTGTGGAATGAGCAGGGTGACAATCCAGAGGTTGTAGAGCGTAAGACAGTCACGTTGAAAAACGGGACAGTGGTGCGGTACTACGCAACGCAGTGGCAAGAGCTCCACTTCGCCAATCTTCGCAACCTCTGCATTGGTCTCTGCTCTCGTGAATGGGTCATGTGGATAGACGCCGACGACCGTCTGCTGCCCCATCAGCACGAGTGGTTCGAGGACTTTTCTATTTACCCACCAGGTGTTGGTGGGCTCGTGTGTGGCTGCGTGGGAGTGCAGCCAAAGCATGACGGAAACGAAGGTGTAATGCGATACCATAACCCGACCTGTCGGGTGTTTCGTAATTACAAAGGCTTTGCTTTCGAGGGTGCTGCACATGAGCAAATAGGATGGTCTATAGAACGCCAGGGCCTAACAATAGAAACCTGCTCCCTACTTGTGCATCATGTAGGCTATGAAGTCGACGCCGACTCGATGATGGCCAAAGTCAAGCGCAATGTCAAGGGGCTGGCACAAGAGATCGCAGGTTGTACGGATGATGCCCAGCTTATTTACTGGACACAGATGATACACCGCGATGCTGGATCATTTATGTATTATGTAACAAAGGACAAGTAACATGTCACTATCACGTCGCGTCGTCGCGGGCGGTAACGTCTTCGCCGCATGGACTGTGGAAGATACCGGCACGGTAGGTGTCGGTTCCACGCAACTCTACAAACTTGCCGACAACATCATCAGCACAGACGTCACTCGTGATGCAGCTTCTGGTGCTTATTCGGTATCTATCGAGCACGTCGAGGACACTGCAGCCCTGCAGGCGTTTATCGAGTCAGCATCGAATCTCGGTGCTGGTGCTATCGAGGACCTGCTCCTCGAGGACGGAACATCAGAGACAGGATCAGCACAGAACAAGAAGCTCATCGTAGCTGTTCGTGGTGGTAAGGTCGGAGGCGGAAATGAGTCAGGAACAGCAGCGCGCAAGGTTGGTGTATTCCCTCAGCGCCTCAGCAACGAGTCTGGTGGTTATACTCAGGCTGGTGAAACATACAATCGAGTCACGCTGTCATTTGAAGGATTCAAATTGCAGAGCGCTATTACGCTTGCTGCGACCTACTTCACTGACTTCATGACTTCGACAGCTCCTGTAACGCTGTTCACGACAATTCCTTACGGTACTGTCGTATACAAGTAAGCCCTCTGGGCTATCATGGTGGGGGCCGTTCTGCGGCATGGCGGCCCCTGCCTATTTTATCCCATGCCGTATATTTCGTAAAGGTCTGACATGCCGTCGATCAAACTATATTTCGCAGGCGAGCCCAAGGACGTGGCTCTCAAGTCTATCGTTTCACGTAAGATCATCAAGGCCGTTGAGAAGCCTATCGCAACGCTCCGAGGCCTAGGCCAGAACGCGGCTTTCCAGAAAGCCCTGCAGGAGTCCCCCAACGCATCCAAGATCGTGAGCCTGTCGGGCGGTGCTAACAGCCAGCACGCGGCAAAGCTCAGCGCAGAAATACGAGCCGAGATACCACAGATCACCGACAGCGACCTGCAGTCTATGGTCACACAGCGCATCCAGTCCGAACTGCTGGAGTCTTTCCCGAATATCTGGGAGGCCCTAAACAATCCTGTCACCGAGTTTCCGCTCGATAATGATGAAGCCATCGAGGCCTGCATCGAGATAGTCAAGATCATCATGGACGACAGCCAGCTCACAGAGGAACAGAAGGCACTTCTCTCGGTGAATGATTTTTGGGACGTTCAAGACCTGACGGAGGTGACTAACGCAGTGAAGAACTTTCGAGGCGTCGCTAAACTCTGAGGTTGCCAAGGTCACCGAAATCTTTGAAGACTACGAAGTTCTCAAGGCTAAGCCAGTAGACGAGCAGGGCAACCCCTACCCCAAGCGCATCACAGGCACGGACGTGCTGCCGTCATGGGAGCATGACGTTCTCATGGCTGTCGAGATGGCCAAGTTGTGGAAAATTACCCCTGACGAAGCTGTAGTTTCCCTAAGTGCGTCTGAGTTCATGCGTCGGGTTGCTATCGTTCGGGCGGCCTCGTGGGACCAGCCGACAGCAAGTCAGATAAGTAAGAACAGACACGAACGCCGAATCGGGAAACGATAATGGCAGTATTCAGTAACGAATTAAAACTAGACACCTCATCGTTTCAGACGTCGCTAAAGAAAGCGGCGAGTGATTCGAAGACTTCTGCTGACCAGATAACTCAAGCGCTGACAATCAAAGCAGATGTTGACACCAAGCAGGCCTCGGCATCGCTGGCATCATTTGCATCAGAGGCAAAGTCAAAAGTCGCAGAGGTAGGGGCGCAACTCAAGGAAGGGCTCGGCAGTTCCCTGTCTGGTCTAGGTGCTGGCATCACCGGTGGCATAATCGGTGGTGGTGTGGTTGCCGGTGTTGAGGCTGCAGCAGGCAAGATCGTCGAAGGTTTCCAGTTTGTAATTGACAAGGGCTCGGAGTTCCAGAGCAACCTGGCTGCACTCTCGGCAATTACTGGCGTCTCTGGTGCTGACCTCGATAAGTTTGGCGAGAAAGCCCAGGCCCTTGCTGCAAAGTTTGGTGGTGATGCTACGACACAGGTGCAATCATTCCAGACGATTCTGTCGAAGTTCGGACCTGCACTGGCCAATACTCCAGATGCACTCAATGCCGTCTCCGAGAACGTCAATATCCTGGCGAAAGCTGCAGGGCTCGACGCCAAGGGCTCTGTAGATGCCCTATCCAATGCGCTCCTGCAGTTTGGCGTGGACGCCTCTGACCCTGCAAAACTGGCCGCAGAATCTGGCCGGTTTATCAACGTTCTTGCTGCCTCTGCAAAAGAGGGCGCTGCTGAAATACCTCAAGTCTCCGAGGCTATCCTCCAGGCTGGTGTCGCTGCTAAGGGTGCAAACCTATCCTTCGAGGAAACCAACGCGGCTATTCAGGCGCTTGCCGTCGGTGGTAAGGTAGGCTCTGAGGCTGGGGTGGGTCTTCGTAATGTCCTGGGTTTGCTTATCAAGCAATCGGGACCTGGTGCGGAGGCTCTGGCTGGTGTTGGACTATCTGCAGAACAGCTCGGCAAGACACTCACAACGCAAGGCCTGCAGGCCGCCCTGACCGAATTACGTGGCGGCATCGACAAGCTCGGCAGTGATGCCGAGAAGGCTGCTTTCAAGGCCACACTGTTCGGCACTGAGAACGCTGCTGCTGCTGGCATCCTGCTCGACCAAGTCGACACCATTGGTCAATTTACCAAGGCCATGACGGGCACATCAGAAGCCACAGTTCAGGCCGAAAAGAACATGGCCACCTTCTCTGAGTTTATGTCTCGAGTCAAGGCTAATCTTGGCAACGTGGCCATCGACATCTTCCAAGGCTTTGAGAAGGCCTTTGGAATGCTCGCAGAGTTGACTGGTGGGCAGGTTGGCAAGGCGTTCGACGAGATAAGCATAGCCGTGCAGAACATGTATGCCATCGTCGAGCCAATACTCATGGCCATCGGTGGTGTCATTATGGGAACGCTGGTCGTAGCAATCAACATGCTGGCCACGGCTTTCCAAGTTTCCTTCGGCATCATCAACAGCATATTTGACGGAATAAAGAATGCACTGCAGCCTGTCATCAACGCCATCATGCAGGCCTTTGGCATGGATGGGGCAATGGGTCAATCCATTGACGTCGTGCAGATGTTCAAGGATGCACTCAGCACAGTGACAAGTGTTTTGTCTGCCGTCGGCGAAGTCGTCAGCATGGTGGGCAAGTTCGTGATTGAGTTACTGCTCACACCATTGCAGGCTATAGTGGGAGTAATTACTGCGGTCATTACCAAGATTCGCGAATGGATAGGTGTCAGCAAGGAAAGCAACGACGAAACCAAGAGGGGTACTGGATTCCTTGATATTCTGCGCAATGCTTTTGCAAATATCAAGGGCACAATCGGGGGTGTTACCGAGGCGTTTCGTGAAATCAAGAACGTCATCGGTGAATTTTTTAACGCTCTAGCTTCATTCGATATTACTGCAGCGCTCAAGGCATTCACGGGTTTTGGTGATAAGGTGGCTGCTGCCTATAACAAAGGATTTAATGAAGCCACCGGAAAGGCCGTAGAAAATCAAAAAGCAGTGACAGACGAAGTCAACAAAACTGAGAAAGCTGTCACTCGCCTTGGTACAACCACAGCAACGGCAACAGGTAAAGCAAAGAAAGAGACGGAGAAAGCCCAAGACTCTGAGTTTGCAAAAGCAAAAGACATACTTAAGGCCCTTGAAACGAAGCTAAAATTAGAACGTGAAACCACGCTGGCACTCGAACAGCAGGCTGGTCTTAGTGGTGAGGCGCTTAAATTCCGTGCAGGCCAGCTCGAGAAAGCTGATGTTGAGAAGGTACTGGCTGAAGCACAGAGACTGCTCAAGGTAACAACTGACAAACAAGGCCGCGCAATATCAACAACAGTCGGACTGAACGCCGACAAAGAAAACGTCGACCAGGTCACTCAGGAATACAACAAAATCTTGGTCGATAAAATCAAGGTCGATGTCAAGCTGCGCGATCCCAAGTATTGGTTTCCGCAAGTCCAGCAGGCTCTCAATCTACTCGCTGAGTTCCGTGGTGGTGCTACCATACCAGTCAAAGTAGAGGAACCGAAAAAGGGCTTCGACCTTGGCGCTGCTATAACAAACACAGCCAAGACCGCAGCCGAGGCCATCACCAAAATCGACTGGAACAAAGTCTTCGCACGGCCTGCCAAGGCGAGTGAGGAGGCCACAGCCAAGATCGTCGACAGCATAACAGAAGGAACGCTGTCGTATCAGGACGGCATCGACAAGCTCTCGGAATCTATTGAGAAGGTTCCGACGGTGTTTGAGGCTGTGAGGATGCAACTGAATGAAACATTCAGAGCACTAACTTCAGAGACCACCAACGCACTGGCAAGTGCAGCAGCAGGAGCAAAGTCTTTTGGCGATGTCTACGACGAGCTTGCAAATGTTGCAGGTGCTGCATTTGCACAACTAATAACAGAGCAGAGTGAGTTCGGTAAGTCTTTCTTACTGATCGCACTCGATACTTTGGACGCACTCGTGCCTATCTTAGTGGCTCAAATCACTGGTTTCTCTTTGGCATCTGCCGAGTCGGTGGCATCTGCTGGAACGCTCGGTCTTATCAAGGCCGCAGCCCTCACAGCATTACTCAAGGCCATCGTGGCAGCAGCTCGTGCAGGCGTTCAAGGCTTCGCCGAAGGTGGTTACACTGGCAACGGTGGCAAGTATCAGCCAGCAGGAGTGGTTCACAAGGGCGAGTTCGTCATCAACAAGGAAAACACCAGCAAGTTCAGGGGAATCTTGGAACAAATGAATCAAGGCAAGTTGCCACTGACGATGAACGCAAGCATCGCAAACCCAGAGATTCAAAACGAAATGTACGGCATGAGGCAGGAACTGGCAGCAATACGCCAGCGCCTCGACAGAATGCCTGACGGTATTCAGGGCAGAATGAATGTTGGTGTCAACGTAGGGCTTGACACCTATCTTTTCAGACGTGATAATTACAGGGCCGCAGTAGCTGGCCTGAGAGGGTAACATGGCAGGTAACAGCTCATGGCAGATGTATCTCTACGCTGCCAACGCAGACACATCTTCGACGGCATACGATACGGTGGCAGCATCTTCGCTGACATCGCTGTCGGGTTATAGTGCCATCACATCGACATTCCCAGGTGGCTCGTGTCCTATTCTGGCCCCTTACGAAGATGCCGAGTTTGAGACGTCACAACTCGTCGACATCGGTGGTGGTACAATAGGCAATGCACTACGACGCACGATCTGGACTGTCGAGTGCTGGCCGTTCCTGTTCGATGCATCGACTACAGACGTGGACCTTGACGATTACTTTGCCATCTCTGACGGCATACACAACAAAAAATATCTGTGGGTAAAATTTACAGCAGGAACAAGGACAAGCCCGACCACATCAGGTCACGTCTATCCTGTATATTTGGACTCATTCAGTTCTGATCTTCGCAAGGAATACGGCACACGCGGCCTGACCTTGACACTCAAGCACCGATTCCGTCAAGCATCGAGTCTGATATAATGCCGCACTACAGAATACAGAGAACGCTGCCCAACGGCTGGAACATACGCCTTGAGATGCTGCCATACGACACGAACCTCGGTGGTACTATTACCACACTTGGTGATGTGTGCCTGCTGGAGTTAGGCGACCAGGTTGCAGAGTTCGACGGCCTTCCCTACGGGATGGTCAAACCGCAGACACTGCGTTTCCAGCTTGCCTGGGATATGCTGCCGACTGCTATGCAGACGTATATTGAAACCTCTGTCGATGGTGACAAGTGCAACCTCTGGATGCTGTTCTCAGACCGTGGCACGGGTGGTGCTACGTACTCGCTGGAGTTTGCCGGTGTCGAGGACAACGTCGAGGCCGTCAATCTTGAACCGTTAGACGATGGCTCTTATGCCTACAGCGTCCAGCTTGTCGATATGCTGTTCCATGCCATGAAGACCAAGACCGGATATTCTATCTTCAACGGCAAGGTCGGCGCTATCACCCCTCCGAGTGCTAACGTGTTTCAGGTGCGCATGAAGAACGACCCTGCACGTCAGCAGTTCCAGACTGCCATAGGTGATACCAAGGCAGACACCTTCAACGACATAGTCGGTCACATGCGTACCGGCATGGCCACCCACATAAAAACCAACTACGCACGAACGACATCGGCAGCCACAGACATCTTCGACTGGTCGCAGGTCCTTGACGATTTTCTAACGACGGCGCTAGAGCTTTACAAGATCAACAGCCTGACCAATACGCCACGTCAGATAGGAACAGCAGTAACATCGACGACGGCCGTGCTGCTTACTAATGCCCTTGAGCCAAAATATAACGGTAAGACGATAGGCGGCATCTACTCCATGGGGGATAACTTCGCATGGGGCCGAAAAGACGTCACCGTGTACGACATCCTTCGTGACTTATGTGAGGCCATGGGCATCAAGGCCAGCTATGAGTTCACATATCGCACGACGGCAGGGGTCGACCGAATCACTGCAACGTGGTTCCCCAAGCGCATTTGTGGCTCTAAAGACGATACTACCAACACGGCAGACACAGCAGACGTCACACTGTCAATTGAGAACGCGCTGGCACTGCCCTCCATAGTCAAGCGTGGCGATAATATAGGCAAGGCTGAAGTTCGTTATGAGTCTACAAACCAGGACGATCTCACAGAGATAGTCAGGCTCAAGAAAGGTGCACGTTCGTCACGGTCAATGAACATCGAGCCGATCATTCACAACGTGCCTGTTATCCTGATGAAGGACTACCATAAGAACTCAGGCCGTAGTGACGTGCTCAAACAGACAAACCACATCTTGTACGCTGACACCACGAACGACCTTATCAAGGTGCACGAGACAACGAAGTACTATTATGGCCCAAAGGCTAACCAATGGGTAAAAGTCTCGTCTACGGCCTCGGAAGAGCCCACAGCGTTCAAGGCAGACTTCTCGAACGAGCCGGCATTCCAGGTACAGATGGCAGCACTGCAGGCACAGACAAGCATGACGGCAGCATTGTGCCTGCTGCATTTACACGTGTTCGCAGATGAGAACAACGCAACAGCCGAGATGGAGTGGAACTATACAGCCTCGCAATATGTAAGACCGCAGGGTCTTGCCGGACGTCATGCCCTCACAGATAACGTCGCAGACACCTTCACGGCCCTAAACTGGTCGCAGGCACTGCCCACATCTATCACTATGAATTGGTTTGAAGGCACGACGAAAGTCAAGTATTTTCTGCTTGCACCAACAACACAGAACGAGGTGAGCTGATGCCTATAAACGACCCGATAAACAACCGCAAGGTTGCACCAGGATCGCTGGCCTTTGAGCGTCGCAGGCTCTCACCATTCGGCCAGGCGTATGCTATTGACGACCCAGATGGTGATGTATACAATTACCAGTATTACATGGACATCAACTATCGAATCACCGTCAACAACTTCGTCACAAATCAGACCTATTACAGCAACCAAGCCCAGACCACCAAGGCCATAGCAGACAGCGAGCACAGGTCGAAGCACTTTGTGGGTGATTACAAGAGGTCGTTCATGTGGGAGATGCGCAATGCCATAGACTACAACATGGACGACTGGAACACTATCCCCTACAGCACTGAGATTCTACAGGCGATGGGCACGATGGCCACCGGCTCGTATGGTAACAGTCCTGACTGGAGGTATGTGTGCCCGACCGACGGAGAAGGTACGTGGTGGGTCTATGCTTTTCATGCGATCAGGTTTTCACAGCAGAAGCAAGTCATCGAAACACGGCTCGCTGTGTTCATAAACGGTACGCAATATAAGACCATCGACATGGTCGATAATAACATGATGGGCGAGAACAACATCAGAGACTGCAGGCTGCAGGGTGGTATTCACGTACCGCTGGTGGCTGGCGATGTCCTGCAGATCAAGTTCAAGCCAGTACAGGGACAAGCACCGGACACAGGGACGTCGCTGTTCCCTACGTCGCTCTATAGTTACATCTCAGCGCATCGTGAGAACTGCTATGAGAACGTCAGCCTGAACTCACCAGATAACGGAAATAACTATTCATTTGACCATTCAACACCATAATCTATGAGCTGCCTACCTAACACACCGACAGCGAGTAACGTGCTGTCTTACGACGAGTCCACAGATCACGGCTGGTATTCACTCGGAGCACTGATAACGACGGCCTTGAGTCAATACTATCCATTGACAACGACGGTGGCCTCGCTGTCTGGCCTCGCTCAGACAACAGAGCAGCACTGCATCGTCAAGCAGATAGAGTTCGAGGAGACTGCTGCAACATCGGGCGACATCAAAAAGTGCCCTCTCCTTGTGCTGCTGTATAACACGACAGCGCCGACGACGCCAACGTCAGGGGCTGTCTACAACGGAGCCAAGACAAACCTTCTGGGCATCTTCACGATTGCTGACACAGATTACAAGCGTCTCAGTGACACGGTCTGGATTGCATCGATCAATCCAAACAAGTATGTCCGCACTGGGACGCAGTCATCGTCTTCGACATTCTACGCTGTCGTGTTGTCTAACTCGGGCACGTCTGTAACCTATGCCGCTACTGCTGCAGGGCGTCTGCGAGTATTTACGGAGGCAGCCACGGCACTATGAAAAACGAGATAGTCGTATTCCTGCAGGCGATCGAACGTATGCTCAAGATGGATATGCCACCAGTACGCAGGGCAGAACTGGAAAACCTACGCAGGATTTGGAAGGACAAGCTGAAATAAGATTCCCGGAGCCTCTGAACCAGTATTACGTTCGTAATACCAGGCAAGCTCAAAGACGGGACTCTCCGCCCGAACTCTGTGCACAGGGGTTCGGGTATTTTTTTTTGTGATTTTGAAAATAGTACTTGACACGTATTGTATCTGGCGTGTATTTTTGCACTGTAAATTGCAACCACAAACAACCACACGGGAAACGGAAATGAAAAACGCAGTCACAGTACAAGTCGGACGCAAGCAAGTCGAAATGGAACTTGTAGCTGAGTATGAAGTGGGGCCAGCAAGCGCCCGCGAAATGAAGGCGAACGGCTGGATTGCATGGACAGGAGCAGCAAAGACTGCAAAAGGTAGCAAATTGCATATGATATATCGCAGCGCACGTACACAGAAATATGTCAGCGTCGTAACAATCTAAATCCCACGGGGTGCAGCATCCTACACTGCAATTTTCATCAACCACATTATTCACACGGAGGACACATGTCCACAGAACGCACGGTGTACGATATACACGCTTTTGTTGACGGCAAGCGCGTTGAAGTCAAGAACGCGAAGACATACACAGAGGCTATTAAGTTACTGCAGGCAAAGATCGATGCGCTCAAGGCAGCCAAGAACGGGAGCAAGCGATGACTCAAGAATGGATAACAGACCGATTGCCGACAAAAGCGGATGTGCATGCAGATGGTAGGGTTTGGATAATGTACGAAGGTGATGCTGTAATGTGTCGGTTTGAAACTGTTGAACCTGGAGAACCGTGGCAACATATTATACGCCCAGCCCCCTACGTCAAACGGAGCGGTGCACAATGAATACAAAGTCAAAGTATGCCATTTACAAAGTTGTTTTTGAGACAGATAAAAAAAAACCTTGTAGAATGTATATTAACAGCGAAAAGCAAAATCTTGTTGCATCGTTCTATGACGACCCCGAAACGGTCGCAATGTTTCAGCTTTTCGCCGCCGCCCCTGACATGCTGGAGGCGTTGGAATATACCAGATCAACAATGTCTGATGTCTGCACACTAAATGGGTGCACATGCAAAGAGTACGGATGGCAACACGACGACCCGAAAGCTATTGCAATGATAGATGCCGCCATCGCCAAAGCCAAAGGAGAGAGCCATGAG